CCCTCTACGTGACATGAACAACCCAGACTTCAGTGGTCTACTTGTTCGACATACAACGGAAGAACTACGTGAACTTATTCAGAAAAGCCAAGAGTTATATCCTAAAGCAATTCCTGGGATTAAATGGAGCGAACGTAAGTCTCAATGGACTACTCCCAGAGGAGGACGACTATGGATGTCCTACCTCGACAAAGACACAGACGTTATGCGCTATCAAGGGCAAGCGTTCAACTACATAGCTTTCGACGAGCTTACACAGTGGAACAGTCCTTATGCGTGGAACTACATGCGTTCACGTCTACGTAGTAGCTCTAAAGAGTTAGGTCTCTATATGAGAGCTACAACTAACCCAGGAGGCAGTGGACACTCTTGGGTAAAGAAAATGTTTATTGACCCAGCGCCTGCAGGTGAGTCATTCTGGGCTACAAATATAGAAACAGGTGAAACACTAACGTTTCCTTCTGGTCACAGTAGAGCAGGAGAACCACTATTTAAAAGAAGATTTATCCCAGCTAGTTTGTTTGACAATCCTTACTTAGCTGAGAGTGGCGACTACGAAGCAATGCTTTTGTCACTGCCAGAACACCAAAGAAAGCAGCTGCTTGAAGGTAACTGGGATATTAACGAAGGGGCAGCTTTTCCTGAGTTTAACAGAAACATACACGTGGTGGAGCCATACGATATCCCTCAGTCGTGGACTAAGTTTAGAGCTTGCGACTATGGTTACGGCTCCTTCACTGGAGTGGTCTGGATCGCTGTCAGCCCAAGTGAACAACTGGTTGTATACAGGGAACTATATTGTTCTAAAGTTACAGCTTCTGATTTAGCAGATATGATCTTGCGAGAAGAGGTTAACGATGGTACAATCAGATACGGCGTGTTGGACTCTTCTTTGTGGCACAACCGTGGAGACACTGGCCCATCCTTGGCAGAGCAGATGAACATGAAGGGTTGCAGATGGCGTCCTTCAGATCGCTCAAGAGGCTCACGTGTTTCTGGCAAGAACGAGATACACCGTCGATTACAGGTAGATGAGTTTACTGAGGAGCCAAGACTCGTATTCTTCTCTACCTGCACCAATATGATAGCGCAATTACCGTCTATACCTTTGGATAAGAAAAACCCAGAAGATGTAGATACAAATGCAGAAGACCACTTGTATGATGCTTTGCGTTATGGTATTATGACAAGACCACGTAGTTCTATATGGGATTACGATCCAGCTAAAAGTGGTCGTACTGGTTTTCAGGCTTCAGACTCAACATTCGGGTACTAAAATATGGCAGACATTGATGATCTAAACTTTGACACAGACGAAGTAGTTGCTGCAGAAGATGGCAGTGATAAACTCTTCGAGTCTGTCAGTAGCGTAGTAACGTATGTTAACGAACGTTATAAACGTGCAGAGGACGCACGACAAGTAGACGAAGAGCGTTGGCTACGTGCCTATCGTAACTATCGTGGCTTGTATGGTCCAGACGTACAGTTCACAGACACAGAGAAGTCTCGTGTATTTGTTAAGGTTACTAAGACTAAGACTCTTGCTGCGTATGGTCAGATCGTAGATGTACTATTCGGTAACAATAAGTTCCCTCTGTCTGTAGATCCTACAGTATTACCTGATGGTGTAGCTGATGCTGTACACATCAATGTAGATCCTAATGCAGAACAAGCTGGTGATGAAGCTCGTCAAGTAACAGAACAAGTTGCTGCGCCTACTCCGCTACTAGGTGATGATGGTAAGCTACGTCCAGGAGAGACTATCATTGACTTACAAGAGCGTCTTGCTGGTATGCGTAACAAGTTAGCTCCTGTAGCTGACAAGGTTATTGAGGGTGACGGTACTACTCCTACTACAGTGTCTTTCCACCCAGCACTTGTTGCAGCTAAGAAGATGGAAAAGAAGATCCACGATCAGCTACAAGAGAGTGGCGCATCTAAGCATCTACGCTCTATGGCTTTCGAGATGGCACTACTTGGTACAGGCGTAATGAAAGGACCATTCGCTGTAGATAAAGAGTACCCTAACTGGAATGAAAGCGGTGAGTATGAACCTCTAGTTAAGACTGTACCTGAGTGTAACAATGTCTCAGTTTGGAACTTTTATCCTGACCCAGAAGCTACATCAATGGATGACGCAGAGTATGTAGTTGAACGTCACAAGATGTCACGTAACCAGCTTCGTGCGCTAAAAGGTCGTCCTTACTTCCGTGACGAAGCTATCGAAACAGCTATAGCTCAAAGCCCAGACTATGTACGTAAGCACTGGGAAATGAAGATGGAAGACGACGACACACTATCTGAGTCAGAGCGCTGGGAAGTGTTAGAGTTCTGGGGTTTTGTAGATATAGATATCCTAGAAGATAACGGCGTTAAGATCCCTAAAGAGTTTAAAGATCTAGTTGAAATCAGCTGTAACATCTGGATCTGTAACGGTGAAGTACTACGTATGGTACTAAACCCATTCAAGCCTGCACGTATTCCTTACTACGCAACACCTTACGAACATAACCCCTACTCGTTCTTTGGTGTCGGTATCGCAGAGAACATGGACGATACACAGACATTAATGAATGGCTTTATGCGGATGGCTATCGACAATGCTGCTTTATCTGGAAACCTTATCATTGAAGTGGACGAAACCAACTTGGTGCCAGGACAAGATATGTCAGTGTACCCAGGGAAGGTGTTTAGGCGACAAGGTGGTGCACCTGGACAAGCCCTCTTCGGCACAAAGTTCCCCAACGTTGCTCAAGAGAATATGCAACTCTTTGACAAAGCTAGGGTCTTAGCTGATGAAAGTACTGGCTTTCCTTCGTTCGCTCACGGACAAACTGGAGTCAGCGGCGTTGGTCGGACTGCCTCTGGTATTTCTATGCTTATGTCTGCTGCTAATGGTTCTATTCGTTCAGTAGTTAAAAACGTAGACGACTATTTACTTGGACCTCTAGGTAAAGCATTCTTTAGCTTCAACATGCAGTTTGACTTTGATGAGTCGATCAAGGGTGACTTAGAAGTCAAAGCATCAGGTACAGAAAGCTTGATGTCTAACGAGGTACGCTCCCAGCGCCTAATGCAGTTCTTACAGGTAGCGTCTAACCCGATGCTTGCACCTTTCGCTAAGATGGACTATATCATTCGTGAGATCGCTAAGAGCATGGACCTAGACCCAGACAAGGTGACTAACTCTATGCAAGACGCAGCTATCCAAGCTGAGTTATTCAAGAAGTTCGCACCACAACAGCCACCTCAACCAGGCCCAGCGCCAGGTCCAGAGGGTCAAGCTCCAGCAGGTGCACAAGTACAAGACACAACTGGCTCAGGTGGTGGGCAGATGGGTACAGGTACAGCACCACAACCAGGCGAACAGGGATTTAGTGGGAACGTAGGCTAATGTCAGGTATCTCTCGTATGATAGCTAAGCAGCTAAGCGCATCGCTTGGCATCACTGACAACCCCAAGTACAACCCTATGTTTAAACAAACAGAAGATGTACTAACGGATGTGGCTGACCCTAGTGACCCTACAGTGGCACGATTCTATAGCCCACTAGAGAGTGCTATTGATGAAGCGCCTATCGGTAAAGAGGGTACACGTGGTGAGAACATCGAAGCGTTTGTACGTAAACGTGCGCCTAAAGTCACACAAGCTGAGATGGAGTATCGGGGTTTAGGACTAGAGCCTGACGCTAAGTATACAAGAGAAGCTTTGTCTGGCATTAGGCGAAGGGAAGATGCAGATCAGATACTTAACGATTTTGAGACTATTAATAATTACTCATACATTGAAATAAGTGATAGTTTAGATGACTGGATTTATAACAATAACCCTAAAGCTTTAGATAAAATGATGAGACTAGGGAGTATGTATGATGACTACAGACAAGAAGTTCAAGATCATTTAAGTTATCTTTTTGACGGTAAAAAAATACCAGTTCAACGCATAGAAGGTTACGCAGACCCCTTCGCAAAAAAGAAAAAAACAATAACAACTATTGATGTAGATGATATTATAGCGATAGGTAACCCTACTGAACGTGAGGTCATCACAAAACAACCTGATACAGGACGGTATATATCTTATAGTGTATTAACTGATGCTATTTTAAAACCTTTAGAAGTTAAGGCTGTTAAAAAAGGTTCTCGTTACCGTAATATGCAACGTCAAAGTTCTTTACTGGACAAGGAGTTGGATTATACTGAGTTGGGCTTAGATGCTTCTGAGGACTTGGGATACACTACACATTTTGGTCCTTCTAACCTAGCTCATTCACGTTATAGCTTGCGTGATGGTGATAAAGGTAACTATATCCTAATTGAAGAGTTACAGTCTGATCCTTTAC